CCAGTCATTCCACCAATAGCAGAAAGAAAAGGTGTATCGTTTGGAGTTACATTAAATAACTCACCCACATAATTAGGGAGATCGTATGAATCTCCCAATCCTGATACTGCACCCATTTAAATCTTTCTCCTTTACTTATCTTTTAATAGTGCTTTTAATTTGTCTGCTTTGAGAGCTGAACTCGTAGCCCAATCACCATCAGCTTGTGCTTGTGCTATCTGGTCATCTAGTCCTACAGGTTCAACTGGAACTGATGCTTCTATAACAGTATCTAAATTGTCTTGACTAGAAACAACTCTTTGTCGTTGCAATTCTTCTTGGGTTGGTTCTGCTGGAGCATCACCCCAACCATATTGAGATGCAAACTCTTTGATTGCATCTGCTTGTAACTCACCCTTATACAAGTCTTTTAATGCTTTACCTGCACCAGTATCTGGATTAAACCCTGCATCTTTAATAGCGTTAGCCATCTTTACAGAATTTAATTCTTTCTCTGCTGATTCAAGTTCTTTAATGCGTTCACGCATTTGCTTGATAGCATTATTGTCTTGCATTTCTTCTACTGTATTTTCGTTTTCCATTTTTTCTCTCCTACACCAAGTTTTCTACTAACTACATAATCCTTGGGAATATTATGCGATAGGCGACAAATAAATAAATTTAAGAATAACTAGAATTGTCAGCCACTTCTGGGCTATTCAGATACTAGGCGATTTGTAATACGCAGTTTATACGCCAGGAATAAACTGGAGAGTGCAGAGTCAATTTATATTCGCAGACTACCACTATGCGATAATTTTATTATACCACTATATCTGGTATGTCAAGGATTTAATACACAATATATTGTGTTATTCTTCTACGATACCTGTAACTCTACGACCTTGCCTAGCAGCACCTGTAGTAGGTGTAAACTCTGATAATTGTTCTGCTCTAAGTCTTTCTATTTGTTCTAATTCTTCAGGGCTTTGGAATACTGCTGCTTCTGTAAACTGTTCTAAGCCAATCTGTTCTTCAGGTGCAACACCTCTTTGTATTTGTAATGATTGTAATTCTGGTAACTGTGCTTCAGCAGCAGTAAATAACTGTCTTGCTTGTGCCTGTGATATACCAGCTCTTTGTAATCTCTGTGCAAACTCACCTGTTATCTCAAATCCTGCTCTAGCTGCTTCACCACCAATTTGTGCTGTAGTTATTCTACCTGCAACTATTTCCTCACCTACTGTTGGGTCTAATGCACCAACAAAGATAGCTTCAGGTGTTAAATCTAAACCAAAGTTATCTCTATAAAATGCTTGTACTTCTGGTATGTTTTCTTGTACACCTTGAAATACTGCATCAACTCTCTGTGCAAATTCTCTAGCAGATACTTCACCTTCAATTAATCCTGTAAATCTATCTGTTAGTAAATCAACTGATGTATTTCTTGGAATACCATACTCTGCTAATGTACCTATATAACTTTCTTTTAATCCTGTATAAGTTACTTCATCAAACTTAACTGTTCCATCTGGTCTCTTATTACCAGGAAATGCTATCTCATAAGCAGGACTTCTTCTTACTTCTGCAATAGCTACTTGTGGATCACCTGTTCTTGCCCACTCATCAGCAAACAAAGCAAGAATGTCAGGTGGCATATTAGGATATAAACTCTGTGCTAATTCAGCGTATGTTGCCATTATACATTAACTCCTGTCTGGCTTACTGTGCCTTGTCCTAGTGCTTGTTGTAATGCTTGTGTTGCATCTTGTGTAACTTGTGTAATATCTTGTTCTAAACCTTTTTCTCTTAAAGTATTTTGTGCAGTAGCAAAGTCATTAGACTTAACCATTTCCTGCCACCAACCTTGTGTTTCATCTGCTGTCTGACCCCATACAGAAGTTGTTAAGTTTCTCCAAGGTCTTGCAATATCTTCATAAGTTAATTCTGGATTAGTGTAATTACTAAACGCAGCAAGTCTTGATTGCTTTAATGATTGTACTAATTGGTCTTGATAATCAGGGTCATCTCTTAGTCTACCTGCAATCTCTGCTGTTTCTTGATCAGTTAATTTACCAAGAGTAGGTCCTAACCATTTACTATACAACTCTCTAACTTCTCTTTCTCTCTCTGTTGTTCTATCTACACCAGTTAAAGCAGTAGATGATAAATAGTTTTCAAACTGTACATCTCTTTTACCTGTAGCATATGGGTCAGCAAATAATGCAACTTGTTCTGTTGTATATGTTTGAGACCATTCACCTGAAACATACTTACCAGCAACCCAGTTAATCAATGCTTCTGGTGCATTAGATACACCTGCTGCTTGTAATGAATTAGCAACTGCTATCTGTGCATCTGTTGTAAGTTGTGTAGCTGTTGATGGATCAGAGTAATAAGTCCTTAACCATTCTCTTTCACTTTCATTATGTGTCTGATACCAGTTAGTTGTTTGCCATTCTGCATCAGTAATTTCTCTACCTTCTAATGCTGCTTCAGCAATAAGTCCTATTACTTCACTATCTGTAATCCAAGGTGCTACTTGTGATTGTTCTGTTATAGTTTCTGTAAATGCAGCAAATGGATTTCTATTATCTTGTGTAAGTTGGTTTGTATCTCCACTAAATAATATTGCAACTCTATCAAAATCTTCTTTTCGTATTGGACTAATTGGTGGTAATGTTTCACCTTTTGTCCAAATACCTGCTTCTACTAAGTCATTTCTATATACTTCATAAGCCATATAAATTGGTGGTTGCTCATACACATCTCCTGCACCTGGTACTTCATAAGCAACATATAACTGATTATCAACATTCCATACATAAGCATCTCTTGGTATATTGTTTAAATCTACTAATTGTATTCCACCTGGTGGTGGTACTGCTGGTTCTGCACTAGGAATAGGTGTTGGAGTAGGTGTAGTAGTAGTAGTTGTAGTAGGTGTGGTTGTAGTAGGTGTAGTTGTAGTAGGTGTGGTAGTTGGAGTAATAGGTTTAGATACAGGATCAGTTGGTGTGCCTGGAACAAACCCCATATCTTCTACAGTTGTTTGTGGTACATCAAAAGATGCAGGAACTCCTGCTGCTACTGCTAACTTAGCTTCTTCTATAACATCTTTAGGGTCTTTACCAGGAGCAAAATCAAAAGTAACTCCTGTATATACTGGGTCTTTTGCACCTTTAGAATCTTTAATAACTACCTCTATTGGTTTGTTAGGAGCAAAGTCAAATGTTATATCATTAGGTCCAGCAAACTGTTCTACAACTTTTTCTACATTCTTTACTTCTGCTGTGTTTCTTTCCATTTCTTGAAACTTTGAAACTGCATCTGTATAATCTATTTTTTTTGGCAAACCTAATAAATTATCTGCCATATTCATAGCAGCACTTATTTCATCTTGGTTAAATTGTGTTGCCTTAGCATTAGCGTTAGCACCAAAAATAGGATATATTTTTATTTTACCTAATTCTGTAACTGGCTTTCTATCAGAAGAACCTTTTAATTGCTTGTTAATATCACTTTGACTAATAACATCTTTAACAGAACCTGTTTTTTGTCCAGATTCTAATTTTTTTGCAATATAATATAATGCTAAATCACCAACATATTTGTCTCCTTGATAAGCCATTACTTAATCTCACCTCTGCGTATTTTTGTTTCTAAAATTTCATTTGTAAAATCTCCTGCTTCTGCTGGAACTTGTGATTCAAAACTTGGTCTCATCCCACCTGCATTTGCTTTAGTCATAGCATCTAATATCTGTGCTGCAAAGACTTGTTGGTTATCTCTTTGTTTTGCTATAACAGGTGGAGTTGGTGGACCTGAAACAGTTGAAGGTAAAGTAAATGTTTCCATTGGTACTTCCATTGTCATAAAATCTTCTGCGATAAGATTGTTCATACTATCTACATATTGTTTTATAGTTGTACCATTAGAATCTGCTTTATCATAATCTATTGTTCCATTACGCATAAGTTCTTTAGCTTTGTTTTCTCCTGCGAACCACGCAACAGATACAGCATCCCAAGAATTAAATTTATTAAAATATTCTTGTACTTTATATTTAGCAATAGTGTCTTGTGCTTTAGGGTCTTTCCAATCTTCATCAGCCATACTGAAATCTTTTAGTCCTGCTTGTTTTGCCCATATAGGAAAATTAATATCTAATATTCCATAGCCACCAAGTGCTTGTACTCTAATAGGTTTACCTGTTGCATAATCTTCTATAACAGATGCTTTGTGTTTTGCTTCATAATTATTTGTACTTTCACGCATAAACAACGCTTTTAAATACATATCTATTAATGCTGGATTACTGTCATTTGTCATTTCATTCTCCATAATACTACCTTGGAGCACCTGTGATGCTATTAAGAATGATACGATTAGTGGCTTGAATATCACGATTCGCACCTAACCTTTCTTGTTCTTTTGCTGTTATTTCATCAAACTTTTGTAACATTCTTGATGTAGGATCAATAGCAGTTTCTTCTTGAACTGGTGGTTCTACTATATGATTACCTAAATTACCAGTTAATAATTCTTCTGCACTTATATCACCTATATCTAATTGTGCAGGTTGTTGTGCTTCAAAGGCTTTCTTTGTATCTGCTAATAACTGATTAGCAAGTAACTCTAACTCGTATGCTTTTGGTTTTCTTCTTAATTGTTGTTCAAATAAATTAGTAACAGATTGTGAAACAGTTGCATAATCAGGTGGTAGATAAGCAGGTTCTTGTTGGAAAGCATCTATTGCTTCTTGACTATCTACAAAAAATCTTAAACCAACTGTGAAGTCTGGATTACCAGTTTGATTAGAATATTCTAATACTTTTTTAAATGCTTCTACATCTTTTTGTTCATCATTAATAAATAGTCCACCCCATTTACCAGGTACAAATTCTCCTATTTTTAATAAGCCACTATTAACAAGTTCAGCTTGTACAGCAGCAACTACTTCTGGTGTCTGTCCTAACATTAAATTATATTCAGAACCTGATTGATAAAATAAAAACTCTCCTTGGTCATCTGTTGTATAAATTGATACACCATCAACTTCATAGTTTCTTGGTACACCTAAGAAGTTAGGTAATTCTAAATTTACATCTTGTACATATCTAGGATCGCCTATTTGTGGTTCACCTGTCATACCAGCAATTCTATATATATCTCCTGCTGATATTGGACTAGTAGTTCCAGTTAATGCAACAACTGCTTGATCAGCAGCAGCTTTAACAGAAGGTTGTGAATATAATTCTTGCCTTACATCTTCAGGTATAAACAAAGGTGCTTGTCCTGGTAATGGACTTTTAGAATTAACTAATGATTCTAATTGTTGTATAAATTCTTCTACTGTCATTTAATAATTATTCCTAATATTTGCTTTAATTTGTTCATCTCTTTCAGCTTCTAACAACTCTCTTTTAAAATAGCTATTCCAAATGTATTGAAAATCAGGATATTGTTCTATCACATAGTTTGCATAGTCATTAAGGTATAATCTAATATTGCCTAAAGCTCTAGCAGACCTAAATGATTCAGGACCATATCCTAATCTCTCTGATTCTAGTTTAGCATTATCTCTTGCCTTTAAGTACAATGCTAATCCTTTTCCTGCTTCACTATTAGATAATTGTTCATTATTTTTCCAGTTATAAAACTCTTGTATAATTACTTCTACTGGAGCACCTGTTCCTACGCCTGGTATATCAGAATAACCCCAACCAGGATATTGAGCTTTAAGTTGCATCCTTTTAGTGTCTTTATCTGCTTTAGCTTGTTCATCACTTCTTAGCCAATATGGTTTCATACCTGGTGCTTCTGATAACATAAACTGTTCCCAAGCAGCAGCACCTAAAATATTGTTTCTAACTAATCTCCATTGTTCTAATGTAAGAGGTTGTCTTGCTTTTTCTTCTATAGATTTCAAATATGATTCATAACTAAATTCACCTGTTGGGTCATCTGGTCTAACAAAATAAGCAGTATTTTTATATTCTTCAAATAACTCTTTATTATCTCTATAGAATTTAGAACCTTCTACTGTTACAGGTCTTTTATATATCTGTGATGACTTACCAACAAATAATGCTGTTGGGTCAATTCCATATTGTTGTATAAATTCCTGTGTTGTTTTAAATTGATCTCCATTATTTTCTTCTAGTCTCTCTCTGTAATCTTCTCCTAATGCAGAAACAAATATAACTTGTCTGCCTTCAGGTGTTTTACTTAACACTTCCCATCTAGGAGTAAAACCTGTTGGTCCTATAAATTGTGCTACTGCTCTTACAAGAGTTAATGTTTTTGCGTATTCTTTAGCTAAATCCATACCTTCTTTATATTCATCATATGTTGCATCAGATACTCTACCTGCATAATATAAAGCGTTGTACACATCAATAGTTGTATTTGTTTGCAATCTTCCATATTCATCTGGGTCTAACTCAAATGCTTGTATAACTTTTTTTAACCAAGATGGATAAGGAAATAATCTTGTAAAATAATCAAATGGATTTGTAGTAGGTTCAGGTGGAAAATCACCAAATATACCTCTAACTAATGTACTTTCAGGGTCCATACCTTTTGTAATAAATGCAGCAGGAACTTGTACTAAAGGTCCTAAGCCTGGCAAAATTGACTGACCTATCAAGTTTACACTAGCAGCGAAACCTGATGCTTCTAATTGTATTGGGTCATCTTCTTGTATTCCCATCCATTTACTTGCTAATCCACCCCAACCTGGAAAAGCAAACATTTCTTCTCCTGTTGTTGGATCCTCATAGAAAAACCCTCTGTCTGTATCTTCTATTTCAAATGGGTTTGTTTCTCTACCTTTTTCTACAGTTAATTGAAATCTTCTAAGTGGTGCAGGATTATCTTTAAGTATCTTAAACCAAGTTGTTAAGATTTCTTGATACGCTTCACCGAATGGAAATATTAATCTAGTTGCTTCCCAAAATCTTGTTCTTTCTCCTAAATCATATAACAACTGTTTAGTTTCATTTAATGCGTGTGCTTTAGATACTTCATCTATAGAGTTAAAAGCATCATCTATTTTTTTAAATGGTGTTGTGTCTAATTTACCTTTTGCTTTTAAAGCAATTTCTTTTACTGTTAATCCTTCAAACAACTCATCTACTTTATAAAATGCTTTGCTCTCACTAGCAGGTATAGTCTTTTGCATTTTCTTTATAACATCATCTGCTACATTAGCTGACTTAGCTCTTTGTATAATTAAATCTTTAACTTCAGCAGAACTTATAGATATTAAATCTGATACTTTATTCCAGTATGCTTGTTTAAATACTGGTGCTCTTGATAATTTATTTGTTGGAGAAGTCATAAAAAAGTAAAACATATTCTCAATAACCTGATCGTACTTTTGACCTAGTTCTGATTTAGTTGCAAATTCAGAATATGTACCACCTCTACCTTTTAATAATTGTGGTAAGACTTCTTTATTTTCATCATATATTTTTTTATACTGTGCTCTTAATCCTTTTGTACTTCCTATCTGTTTCATATCAATATCTTTATATTTTCCTGTCTTTAAAAATTCAAGAATATCAGGATTACCAGGTGTAACTATTTCCATAGTTTCTTTATTAAATGTTCCACCTGTTTTAACAGTTATACGAGCATTAATAAAATCTACAATCTGATTTGCTAAATCTTGATTATTAAATATATTTTCATAATATGGGTCTTGTCTAGCAATACTTCTTGCTAATGAATCTGTATCAAATCTTGTATTCCAAAGAAATGTTTTAGCTGCTTGTGGTCCTTCAGTTAATATCATTACAGCTAATTTATCTCCAAGTAGCTGTTGATATTCTGTCATCATAGCATCTACATAACCTCTAGGATTTTCATTTTTATCAAAAATACTAAATGCTTTTCTTGCATAACTTGGATTGGTTTGTTTCAGTCCTTGATAACCTCTATGTGTACCAGATATAGCATCAAAAAATTCTTCCATAACTTGTGTTTCTTTTGAAGTAAGCTCTACAATATCAAGTAATTCTTTATCACCTGTAATCCAATATTTTTTCATAGCTTGTAACATACTTATTTCTTCACCTTGATACTTAAATCTTTTAGGTAAATTAGGAAACTCTCTAAATATAAGATTTTCTATTTCTGTATCAGGCACACCTTGTTCTATTTTTCTAACTATTTGTAATGTACCTGTTGGGTCTATGGGTTTTCCTGTCATCTTAGTTGTAGCAAGAGCGATTAATCTACGAGGAGAAGTTAAACTACTATATCCTTTACCCCACATTCTGATTTGTTCTTCAGCAATAACACGAGTAGTCCAAGCACCTCTAAGTAATACAGCAGGTTTCCAAGCAGAAGATATATATTTATCTGCAAGTAACTTTACAGCACCATCTTCTAATTTTGTTGTTTTAGCAAATGATTTTAATGGTGTATTATTCAATACATTATTTTTTAATATGTTAGTTGCTTTAACAACTTTACTTGCAGGGATAACAGGTATATAGTTTTGTGCTAACTCTGTGCTTAATCTAAAAGTAGGAATGTCCACAGGAGAACCATTAACATATGCTTTTAATTGATCTCCAAAATTAAATGCTTGACCTACTTCATCAACAAAATATAATCCTGCTTCTTTAAGTGGCTTTTCATAAATACTAACTATTTCATCAATAATAGTTTCTGATAATAAATCATCATCTATTTTTTTGGTTAGTTCTTCTTTAAATGCTTTAGCAGACCTAATAGATGCTTGAAATAATATATCTGCATTAGCAAATGAATTAGCTACTCTTTGTTCTGGTAGCTGTGCTAATGGATCAACAAAAGCAGAAAAAGCTGTTTCTGATTCACCTAATGTAATTTGTTTTAATATTGCATCATCAGCAGCATCTAACTGGTCTAAACTATCAATAGTTTCTGATAATATTTTTGCTCTTGTTTCAGCAGGTAAATCCATTTGTCTCATCATATTTTGTAATGTAACCAATGAACCATCTATATCTGTTGGGTCTAAACCTGGCTCATACAATTTAGAAAACGATCTGACAATAGGAGACCATTTATTACTAAATCTTATTGCAGGACCTACACCAAAATTTGCTAGTTCTGGTGATGTTCCTGTAATTTTAGAAAATAATTGTTGTGTTCTTTTAGTTTGTCCACCACCCTTATATGTACTAAACAATCTATTAGAAAAAGGTATTTTTTGATTAATATTTTTACCAAAATAATCTGTTAATAATCCATACATTTCTTGTTCATTAGATGATTTAGCAATTTTATTTAAAGTTTTTAAATCTTTTGTTTTAAATAAACTTGATAAATAATCTACATTACCTGCTGCTTGTTCAGGTGTGTTACCACTAACTAAAAACTTTTGCAGATTTACTCCTTTATCAGATTGTAAAAATCCTTCTACAGAATAACCACCTAACTTAGGATATTTCTCTATAACTGTTTTTCTAAGACCACCAGATATACCACCATACTCAGCTATTTGTTTTGCTTTCTGTGCTTCATCTAAAAACTTTATACTTCTTGCACCTTTAGCAACAGATGCAGCACCAAGTGTTACCCAGTTAGCAGGGTCAAGTGCTAATGTTCCTACAAAATCTACAGACCCTGATAAGTTTCTATAACCTTTTGTACCTGGTTCTATTATATTCATAGCAACTAAAGGTTCTGCAATTAACCTACCTAGTGTTACTTCTGGTGTATATCCACCTGCTTGTAAACCTGCTCTTGTATCACCTCTAAATTGAACACCACTAATTGCTTGTTCTTTAGCAATACTTGTAATTGGTTTACCTACAATATCTTGTGCTAGTTCTAATGCTTTATCTGGTGCAACACCTCTTTTAACTAATTCTTTGTATTCTTCTGTTTCTTTAATTGGTGTTGATTGTGGAATAATTCCTTCACCGAGATTTATTTCTCTGCCTTGTGATGCTTCACGAAGTGCCATAGTAAAAGCAGTATCTCCTACTTTTTTTCTTATATCATCAAATTCATCAAATACTTCTCCTAATGCAACTGTTCTTGATTTACCTTCTGCTAATTTGTCATTAAATCTCTGACCTATTTCAACTGGAAATCTACCAAGTAACTGTCCTTTAACAAAATCTAAACCTGCATCAGCAGCAAGAAATACTCCTCTTGTTACGCCTTTGAGTTTATCTGTAATACTATTCCATAAACTATTATCTTGATCTTGAACTTGTAGTGCTAAATTTCGTAATACAGCAGGACTAACTTCTTCTATATCTTGTCCAATTAAACCCATACCAGCAGGAATAGTTGATGGTATATATGGAGCTATTTGTAAATTACGATTAGCAAGTCTTGCTTTGAATTTATTATTAGCTGATAATTGTGATTTTAATTCAGCAAATCTCTGTTCTTTAGTTTTTATCTCTGCTTCAAACTCATCTTCAAAGTTTGGATTTTCTACATTTATCATACACCTTTATTTCCTAATAATCTAAGAAGTAAAGGGTCAGGATAAACAGAATAAATAGCTCTTAATAACATATCTGGATCATCAGATACTGGTTCAGTTGCTCCAACTCCTGGTCCAAAAGGTAATCCTGATGTAACAGGTTCACTTGGTCTTTGTGTTTGTGCAAACACATCCATTTGAGGTATTGGTCTCCTCATAGCAGGTTGTGCTTGTGGAGTAGTATCTTTTGGTAATGGTGCAGCTTGTTGCTGTTGTGTTAATGCTTGTTGTTCACCATAAGGCATACCAGGTATTCTTCTTACAGCTTGTGTATTGTCTTGTGTATTTCGTGCTGGTGGTGGAACATTTAATGCTCTCCTATCAGTACCTTTGTTACTAGAACTCCTCGTTGCCATCTTGCTCCTCATCATCATAATACATAAAAGTTGAACTGATTATCATATAGCCAAATGGAAACACCATTGGTGGCATTTCATCTTTAAATATTCTTGGTTGGAAAACTTCTTCATCCATTAATATATCATCACCAAGTTCATCAACATCACCTAATGAGTTGTGTACTATATCTGCAAACTTTTTATTAATTGACATTAGCCACCTAATCCTTGTAGTAACTGTGCTATGCCTGGTGGTGGACCTTGTGGTGGTAAGGTCGCACCCCCAAGCAATTCTTGTTCTGCCATAGGTATCTCTGGTTCTTCTGCTGTAAAGAATTTATCCAAGATATTTTGCATATCATCTGGATTTTTTCTTATCTGTACAACAGCCATAGTTGCCTTGGCATCACCCTGTTGGGCTTGTGCTAACAATGTGTCAAATAAAACTTTATCTGCTTTTTCTTTTGTAATTCTTTCATTCACTCTAACAAGGTTATCTAATCCATCTAAGTTTTCTTGTAGAGTTTGTGTGTCTATGATACCAGCTTGTAATAACTGTAAACCTGTAACAATCTTTTGTGGTTCATCATAACCAGCCATAGCACCATACACTCTGCGTGTCTTGTATGATCCTTGTATGTCAAGTGATGGATTGTATGTTTCAGAGTAAAATTTATTATCCATATAACCAGATAATGCTTTTGTCTTACCACCATACATTTTCTCATCCCACTCTAATCTCTTAGAATCAATCATTTCTATAGCATCAGCCATAACAGTATGATATTCTCTAATCATTAGAGACATACTTGCACCTAGTTCTTCTAATCCTCTACCAGTTGCGAAGCTAAGTGGAGACTGTGAATCATCAGAAACAGGGTAAGAACCACCAACACGAAGTTGTCGTTCTATTCTATCTATCTGTTGGAAAATTTGATAAGGAACATTTGATGCAGGTTTACTGACTTGTGTACCTGGCGATAAATAGTTTACAGCGAATCTACCTTTACGATATTGTCCTGATTCTATCTCACCAGATATGTTTGTTTCTGTAAAGACTGCATCTTCCATAGCTATTATTGACATCACATTAATCTTTGCCATTGAAGCCATAAGACCTATGATTTGGTCATACTGTCCTTGCAATCTGTCAAAAGCAAATTTCTTACCAATGACAAATGCTG